ATATCTGCGGTGGAATCGTCGTAAGTCCTTAGCAGCAAACGACTTACGTTCTGTCTCAAAATGAGACGCGCCACCCAGAATCCTGCCGATGGTAGCGCGCTCACCCCGCCATCGTCGCCCACCGCGATCGCATCGTGATCGGCTTATGCGTTGTAACCCATTGCGGCGTAAGGGGTTACGTCAAGATGCAACTGAGTTGCAAGTGCGACAGGGCACTGGACAAATGTACACACAGCCCACTAGGGGGGACCTGGCCCCCACTGGAAATCGCGATGGGGGGTATTGTAGCTTCACCCCTTAAAATGCCACTAGGATGCGTGAGAGTCCCTCTGCAGCGTTTTATTTGCCTGATGGTCTCCGGCATCGTTCAAGCCACAGATCGCCGTATAGCGAGCCCGTGAGAGCTTCGCTCTTTTACACACCACCCACAGGGGTGGATTCTTTCCCTATATATAGAGCTAAAAAACGCCTAGCCTTTTTTTGGCGTATTAAGGAGTCCAATTGTGTCAGTGTTAAGATGGGCAGCTACGCCCACCTAAGTCCTTATGTGACAAGGACTTAGGTGCCCTCGTGCAATGGAACTTCTTTTTTAAGATTTCTTTTCTTTGTTAATGATTAGCGTTATTATTAACAACAGAGGCAAAAGTCAGTTTCAAAAGTGCCCGCGCAAAGTCCTGTGCACCCGTTTTCGCAAACCCTTACCAGATAACGACTTATGACGACAAAACAAAAAGTCGACCCCCAAAACGCAGAAGTTCCACCTATGCAACTACATGGCAATTCCGTCGAAACAGTCGCAAAAATGACTACCGTACCAGCCCATGTTATCCAACTTGCCATCGATGGCCACCTACCACCCGTGGTCGTAAATGCCATCGAGTCGCTCATCATTCCCGTCGGAAGGCAAGAGATGCGTCGAGCGAGAGGCAACAGGTCCGTGGAAGACATGGCGATGAAGTGCAATCTAACGACTTCACTTTACCGCATGATCGAGGACGGCCTAGTTAAGCCACACAACCCAGCCTACCTAGCTTTGCAGGTAGGCTGTAATATCCAGGCTATCCTTGGTCCTACCAAAAACATACTGCTCGCCAAGCGTCGTGCTCGCGGCTGGTCTCAGGAGTTCGTGGCTTCGTCGCTGAACATTAGCCAGCCGGAGCTTAGCCGAGCCGAGCGAGGCATGTGTGGAACCAGGATAGTGAAGGCGATCTTGGATTTCCTGGAAACTGGCGAGCCACAGCGATACGAGCCGCCGATGGACAAGATCAAGTATATGATGGAAAAACACCATCTCACTGTGGACGACATCACCTCGCTTACTGGTCTAACTCACAGTCAGGTTCTCAACGGCTGCGATGAGTTGGACGATTTCTTTGCCAAGCTGGAGTCATAATGAAGACGATCACTATTGAGCAGTTCTGCCGCGCCAGAGGTCTGTCGCCTTGTTTGGTTCATAGCCAGGACGGATGGACTGCCGTTGCTATCCGGCACGGAGATATGCCAGCGACAGTCTCGGGCTGTTGCGCAGACACTCAAGGTCTAGCAATGAGAGACCTTTGCGGCAGCGTTAGTAACGGCCACGTACGTGTGATCCCCGGCGACACCATGCCTCCGGACGCGATGCCATCTGGATATTCTTCAGAAATCCCCATTGACACCTACGCATACTTACGTCATAAACACAATCTGACGGTCGCCGACATCATGAGCCTCACTGGCTTATCTAAAGATCAGGTGACGTATGGATGCCCAGAGTTGGACTCATTCTTCGAGAGGATATCATGAAGTATATCATCATCCCACGCCGAACCATCACACTCAGCGAGTACTGCGACGATCTTCGCGTGACCGAGTACCCAGACGGCTGGATCGCAAGTGCAAAAGGATATCGCGGTGAGTTGGCCGACACGATAGACGGAGCGATTAAGCTCTTGTGCATCAAGCTCTCGCAAGGTAATTTTAACGTCATCCCAGGTAGCGATCTTGAAGGAGTCGAGTAATGAAGTACCGTGTAGTCCGCACCGCCCCTCAGACGCTGACGCTTAGTGAGTACTGTACTCAGCGAGGGTATGAAATCGTGGTCAGGCAAGCCGGAATTTGCTGGTACGCCTCACTCGTACGCAACGGCAAATCCGTGTACTACGGAGCCGCCATGTCTACCATTGATAAGGCGATAGACAATCTATGCGGAAGGATTAGTTGTCCGATGTTAACAGTTATCCCCGGCACTGACCTGGAGGCTGCGGAGTGAGAGTCTACATACGCGAGAAGGGTCGCACGCTCAAGGACTTAGCAGACGAGCGGAACCTTCACCTTATGCTTGAGTTCCACGACAATAGGTGGCTGGCGTCATTAGTCCCTGGCCCTCAATACCGAGCGACGCACGGACCAACCTGCGCCTTAACGAAAGATGACGCAATCACAAAACTGTGCGAAAGCATTGGTGTCCTCAAAGACAAGGAGTACGAAGAATGTTAGTCTTGACCCGTAAGATCGGCGAGCGTATCATGATCGGCGAGGACATTGTGCTCACCGTGATTGACTGCACGAGTGGTCGTGTTCGCCTTGGGTTTGAAGGCCCAAAGGAAGTTTCGATTGACCGCGAAGAGATTCGGAGGAAGCGTGATGATTCCAGCATTTCCTAGACAGCTAATTCAAGTTGATAACCGAGAAGATTTTGATGAGAGCGAGCTTTGCCCTCAGTCGGGCATGACGCTCCGCGACTACTTTGCCGCCAAGGCATTGCCTGCGATTATCAATGAGCCATCAATGGCATCTGATTTTGGTCGCGATTTCATCGCTCGTCAAGCATACCTCATGGCCGACGCCATGTTGAAAGCGAGGGGCTAATGACAACCGCATGGATAGTTGATTACTCGGTGGCTAATGACGATTCAAGATATATCACCTTTGCTATTGGGGTTAGGCAAGAAGGAGGAACTTACTTGTACAATCCCGAGATATTGACTGGACGGCAGCTTAAACGCAGGATTCATGGATGCTACGCGGCTATTGAAATGCCGGAATGGAGTAGTCGCAATGAACGCTAGTATCGAGAGCATTTACACACACTAGGACAGTTTATGACCTGGAAAGAAATCATCGTGGGCAGTGATGCCCGCGTAATCAATGACCGAGAGGAGGAGCTTGCCCTCTTCCGCGCAGCCCGCGCCGGTGACGCCCGCGCTAAGGACACGCTAGTTAAGTCGCAGTGGCCTCTCGTGCTTAAGATGGCAAAGCGGTTCCACGACGACGAGGACGCGATCAGCGCAGGCATGACTGGCGTGGTGATGGCGTACGAGAAGTTTGATCCGTCTCGCGGCAATCGCTTCGTGACCGTTGCACACATGTGGATTTACCAACAGATCATGGAGTGGTATAATAAGAACCTTTACCTGCTCTACGCACCACGCAACGTGATCGAGAACAGCCGGTATCGCAAGCGAATGGGGATACCCAGCAAGTTCATGCCAGATGTCATGAATCTCGAAGCATGTCAAGTGTTCAATGAAGGCGAGCAGGCATCGTGTGCTGAGATGCCTGTGCGATACGAGGAAGACCCTGCCGACATTGCCGAACGCAATGAAAAGATCGCTACGGTGAGAAAATTTGTTTCTGAGCTAAGGCCACTTGACAAAGGGTTCATGGAGAACTATCTTCGCGGAGTCGGCGTCAAGAAGTGCGGTGCATGCGCGCCGAACTACAATACAGTCATCAAGAGCCGCGTGTTCAAGCGAATCAAGGAGGAATTGTCATGGGTTGTTACTTAGCAATACTACCGGAGCATAGACGATGGACGAGATCGCGACGAACGACTTGATTGATGAACTTATGTCCAGGTTTGACTGCGCCGTGTTCGCGGCGTATGATGAGCCGAAGACGATGGCAGTGTACATGGGCAACGCTCTCCAAGCGCTGGGCTTGGCGGAGATCATCAAGGATCACGTACTTGTGGACAGCGACGATGGTGAATAGACACGCTGAGCTTTGTCGTAAGCACATTGTTTTCAAGCGACTGATATCGCGATCGTGTCGCAAGTTTGGCTTTACGGAAAGTCAGGCTCGCGATATGATGGCTAACATGAGAAAAGCTAAAATGAAAGGATTTAGAGATGATGGTTGAATGGATGACATCGACACCACCGAACAATCGGTTCGTGTGGGTGCTATACAACGGAACTTACCTGAAAGCCAAGGCCATCCACGGACATGACGGCGTTCGCCCGCACTGGGAAGACGCTGCTGGCAATTGCTATAGTCACGACGCATTCGACAAGTGGATGCCGGTGTAGCATGGAGATTAAAACCACCTGCGGCAAAGTAATAGAAATAGAAAACGAGTTCTTGCAACACGCAATGGAGAAGCTAATATGGAAGCCGACATCTTTATCCGCGTCAACGTCTACGCACCAGCAGGCAAAGCCTTTGTCAGCGGCAGTCGAACCGACTCGCGACTAGAGACGACAATTAAGGACGGCAGAGACATCGATCCTTTGTCGGTGCTTCGCTGCAAGATACCTAACCTTATGGAGTTGACTAATGACGATCAATGATGAGTTGGATGCCATCGCGAACTTGGCTGAGAAGTTTGGATGCAAGGTTGAAATCCAGGTAACAGTCGAGCCGCACCGTCCGGTTAAGTTTCCGCATCGGACATGGCTTCAGCCGCCATACGGCAAGAGCTTGACAGAACTGAAGGAGAAGCTATGCTTAGCGCTTTCGGAAGGTCGCACACCATCAGGGACTGGATTGCCCAGCCGGAATGCAAGTGCGGGCTGAATGAACTTAAGGGGCGACTTGCTAGAAGAGTACCTCCCGAGACTGCCATCTCTACGCCAGGTGATAGGAAGCTCATCGGTGTCTTCAAGCACAAGCATCGATGGCGAGCTAACATACGTGTGGGTGCCAAGATAGTCAAGCTTGGCTACTTCGACAACGACACTGACGCAGCGATTGCATACGACTATGCGGCGATGCTCACTAAGGGCAAGGACGCACGAACTAACTTTGATTTCACGAGGATACGAGATAATGGCTAATGCAACCACGGACGGTCGTCTTGTGTACGTCGACGACTACGGCAGTAAGCTGCGAGAACTTCTTTTGCAGATGCCATACGCTCGCGTGCGCGGGAATCACTTCACGTTCCAGTTTACGCCAGTAGCGTGCTGGGATTTGATGCGCAGCATTGCCGAGCCAATCAACGCTGATGTTGGCGTACGCGCCGCCGCAGAGTCGGTGTCATCGCTCAAAGAGCGTGGTGATGGCGGCACGTATCCGATGCTGAAGACGAAGCCGTGGAAGCATCAGGCTCGCGGCATTGACTTCGTGAACAAGGCGAGCGGTGCGTATCTTGCGATGGCACCAGGCACAGGAAAATCGCTGACCACCATCGGTTCGATGCGAGACCACAAGCGGACGCTGATCTTGACACCGAAGAGCGTGGTCCGTGTCTGGCCTCGCGAGTTCGCTCGCCATGCCAACTTCGATTGCAATGTGGTTCCGATTGTCACTGGCAATACGGCCAAGAAGGTGCAGCAGGCTCGCCAAGCCTTGTCGACTGGCCAGCCGACTGCGCTGGTGATTAACTATGAGGCGGCTCGTTGCAAGGAGTTCGCTGACTGGGCAACGTCTCAGTCTTGGGATTGCGTGGTGTGCGACGAGGCTCACCGAACAAAAGCGCCGAGCGGAGTGACTGCGAAGTTGGTTCATAAGCTTGGCCGCATGGCTGGCCATCGGCTTAACTTGTCTGGTACGCCAATTCCGCACGACATCCTGGACGCATGGAGTCAATTCATGTTCTTGGACCCAGGCGTGTTCGGCACGAACTATATGCGGTTTAAGCGCCGATACTCGGAGATCGGATTCTTCAATGAGGTTAAGTCATTCAAAAACATCGACGAGTTCACTGAGCGGTTTCGCTTGCTGTCGTACGAGGTGTCATCAGATGTGCTTGACTTGCCGCCGCTCACGCACCAGTCGCGTGTGTTTGAGTTGTCGGCTGCTACGATGCGTTCGTATACGCAATTGCAAGACGAGCTTGCGGCGTACATTGAGTCGGGCGTTGTGACTGCGGCAAACTCGCTGGTGACGACGATTCGACTGCAGCAGATCACCAGCGGATTCTACAAGGACGACAACACCGACCAGATCGTTGACCTTAACGATTCGGCAAAGGCAGACGCCTTGGTTGACATCATCGACGACTTGCCTCGCGGCGAGCCTATCGTGGTGTTCGCTAAGTTCACTCGCGACCTTGAGCGGATTAAAGCTATTGCGGAATCGTTCGGGTTGCGGTATGGTGAGCTTTCTGGTCAACGCAACGACCTGACCAGCGAAGCCATGATGCGCGATGATATCGACATCATGGGTGTGAACATCCAGTCTGGTGGCGTTGGAATCGACTTGACACGAGCGGCGTACGCTGTATATTACTCGCTGAGTTGGTCGAGCGGAGAGTTCGAGCAGTCGCTACGTCGACTTCACCGCCCAGGCCAAAAGCGTCACGTGACATGTTACCACCTAGTTGCCGCGAACACGATCGACGAGAGAGTGTACGCAGCTATCGAGGAACGACGAGCTATTGAGGAGGCCATTGTTTATGGGATCACAGAACGGAAGTCCATCATTCACGGTTCGCGAAAGAAGGCAAATTTATAGAAGTGACGCTATGGAATACGTCATTGAGTGGGACGGAGCAATTGCCGCTGTCTGCTGGAGCAAAAGAGTTGCGGACGAGATGGTAAAGATGCTCAATGCTCACGATGGTTTGGAGAAGGCGTTGAAGAGAAGCTACGAGAGATATGAGGCTCTCTCAGAGGCAGCCTTGCGAAAGTATGGTGCCTGATGTTCATTGAATGCGTACCGCTGCTTGTCACTGTTGCATTTGATGCAATAATGTTTGCTTACTTTGCCAGCATTATGAACGACGAGTTCGGAAGTGATGTTCGGCCAGTTGCAATAGGCGTATCGGCGATGTTCGTATTTTTATTTTTCTGGATTCTTTACAGGTGAATCGAATGAGATACATCTTAGGCTGTATCCTCGTAGTCAATGGATTCCTGTTCGCAGCGATTGCTGACTCGATGGCCCGCAACGGAGCGAACATTTTCGTCGAGTGCTTTACAGGACTCACCGGACTTGCTATGGTGTGCGTTGGATGGGCCAACATATTTTTTGGAGGACAAGATGAGTAACGTCTACGCCGAGTACGCCGCGCTAGCGGTTGAGATTCGTGACGAAGAGGAAGCGATCAAGGAAAAGAAGCGCAAGCTTTCGCAACTGGAAGAGGTCGTGTATCGCAAGATGCAGGACGATGACATCCAGAGCGTAAAGACTGGCGCTGGAACAGTTTACTGCTCATCGCGATGGTGGGCAAAGAAGGACGAAGGCGTTTCGTCTGAGCAGGTTTATCAAGCTTTGATTGATTCAGGGCTTGAAGACTTGGCCAATCGAACGTACAATACGAATTCGCTCTCCGCGTACCTGCGGGAACTGAAGGACTCTGGCGAAAGCATCCCTGCCCCGCTTTCGCAAGTTATCAAACTAGAGGAGCAGGTTGGCGTTAATGTGCGGAGGAGCTAAGTATGGGTGCTATTGCATTGATTGAGCCGGGTCGAATCGCAGCCTTCAATAAGGCTAGTGAGCAGGTCGAGGCTCTGCGGGAAAACTCCCGGTACTCGCCGGTTAACGAGTCGGACTTAATTCGAGTCAAGACGCCATCGGGCGGTCAGCAGGCGTGGGAGATAAGTGGGCCAAGTGGCCCCGAGTATGTCCGCGAACTGTCGGGTGTTGTTGTCTACTCTGGTCGTCGGCGTATCCTTTGGGGTAATAAGGCGATTGGCAGCGGTGAACGACCTGTATGTTCGAGCGACGACTGTGTGAACGGCGAGATTCGCGAAGACGGCGTGCCTGACGACTTGCTAGAAGCTGGCATGCCGGGCGGAAAAGACGGCAAGTGTTCTGGCTGTCCGTTCAATGAATGGGGTAGTGCAGTCCACGATGACGGTCGCCAAGGCAAGGGCAAGCGTTGTCAAGAGCGAGAGATCGTGTTCTTCTTGCCGGAGAATTCCATCCTGCCGCTGAAGATGGAAGTGTCGACGGGATCGCTGTCGGTGTGGGACAAGTTCCGCAAGCAGCTTTCTCAGGTGCCAGCCACCTTGCGAAACTCTTTCATTCGGCTTACGCTGAAGAAGGAGGAGAGCAGCACTGGTGTCGGGTACTCGCAGATTGTTCCTGAGTTCATCGGTAAGTTGTCGCCAGATGCCGTGAAGGGTCTCGACGAGTACCGATCAATCTTCGGTGATCTGTTCGACAAGAGTCAGGTTGATCGATAGGAGCTAGCTTGTGAGTTGTTTTCTTGAGAGAATCTTCGGCGGAGTAGAAGATGGCTGGACAACACTCACACACATTGTTGAGGGTGGCCGACCGACGACCGCACACGTTGCTGTCGGCTCTTGGCACTTGGCCCAGGACTTTATCGCTAGGCATCAAAAGCAGGTCTACTACAATGTCGGCATCCGTGATGACCGGCTGAATGATGGCGAGCGAGGGAATAAAGAATCGGTCAGCAAGATTTGTTTCTTGTGGGCAGACATTGATTTCCCGAAAGTTGGGTCCGCTAAGAAATACCCGCCTCAGGACGCCGCACAGTCGGCGCTGTTATCGATGCCTTTACGGCATTCGCTAGCAGTGTCGACTGGCGGTGGCCTGCATGTGTACTGGATGCTGAAGGAACCTCTTGACGTAACTGGTCGTCAACAGGAGATCGAAGAGACGCTGATTAAGCCGTGGATCGAGCTTTATCGCCAGCGTCTTCGCCGTCACGGCGACTACGACATTGACAGCGTTCATGACGTTAGCCGCATGCTCCGCCTGCCAGGGAGCTTGCATAAGAACGGAACTGTCGTCAGTGTCATCGAAGACAGCGGGCGGGCGTACTGTGTTGATGACTTCATGGAGTTTATCGAGCACGTTTCGGTGCCTCGCGACGATTATACTCCGTCATTCCAGACGCCGGACTTTACGCTAAACGCATCGCTCAAAGAGCGAATCGAGGCAATGTGCGAGAACTCAAAAGCGTTCGCCGATGTGTGGTTGCGTCGTCGCCAGATGCCGTCAGCGTCGGAGTACGATGCGTCAGTTGCATCTCAGATGGCAGCTAGCGGATTCACCGATCAAGACATTGCGGACGCGATGGCAGCGTTTCGCCGAGTTCATTTTCCAGGCACAGAGGACAAGCTGTTTCGCCGCGACTCGAAGTACGGCAATTACATCGGACGGACAATTGCATTTGTGCGCAAGGGTGCAGAGGCTGTCGAGGCTGTGCAGCGACTCGCGACTGACTCGTGCGATACTGACACCGATAACCCAACGGTTGCCGAGTCGAGCAAGAAGACAGTGGAGGACTTGGCTGCTGCGCTGGAGTTGCCAATTGTCCGTTGGATTCAGGTTGGTCGAGAAGAACCAATCTATACGATGGTGCTTGAGGACGGAACGCAGATTCGCGTGGGTGGCGAGGCTGAGGTGATCGACAACTGCCGCCAGCTTCGTCGTCGCGTGTACTCAGCGACTGGCAAGCTGATCCGAATGTTCGACGGCGACAAGTGGGCGGGGATATGCAGGGGGCTTGCAAAGATCGTCGAGATAGTGGATACTCCAGAAACAACGAGAGCCGGTGCTGCTAAGAGTGACATCATTGAGTACGTCATCAAGCAGCGGTACGGCAGTTCGATTCACGACGATTTCGGCGAAGGAAGGGCTTCCATTGTTGAGGGAGACCTGTATATTAACCCATCGCACGTTATCCGATACGTGAACATGCACCTCGGAAGCAAGTGGAAGCGATGCGACTTTATCGACGCGATTCGCTCGCTTGGTTTTGAGAGGCATGCGGTACACTCGCGAAGCTCTGGTGGTCGGCGCATGACAACCAGTGCATGGAAGATCAAGAGAGATGCAATCATGGAGATTGAAGATGAAAACGCTGTTTGACGCCGAAGTGCGGTACATGACAACTGCCGGATCAACTTACGTTCTTCGGGGCAGTTTGCTGGTAGATCAAGATGGCATAGCAGTCCATCGACACTACAGCGACAAACTGTTCGACGCCCTCTGCAAGAACTGGGGTGCCGTCGAGATCACTGCAGACGAAGCAAGAAGGCGAGGTGTTCGTGAAGACCTTATTTGACGAGCGGTACATTGACAATTTCACGGATGACCTGTTCTATGTTGACAAAGACGATCAACTGATTATGATTTTTTATGGAAGCGGGAAGCAGGTAGTTTACTACACTTGCGGTGGCCAGAAGGCCATTGACGACTGGATTCGCAGAGGGATCGTAAGACATGAAGGCGCTGTTTGACACTGAGTGGTACGTCTCAAAGTATGGCGACTACTACCGAAAAGGCGATGATGGGCATTTGATCTGCAATCGTCGCGGCTCTGGCGAGTATCGCTCAATGGCGACGAACAAGGTCATCGACATCTGGCTGCGACTAGGATTTATCAAGGAGGTTCGCGATGGAATGCAATGAGTATCGAGTAGTTGGCCCTCCAGGCTGCGTGTCTGGAGACGCTATCGTTGAGATCAATCGCTGTCGAAAGAGCTTCAAGACGACACTTGAAAAGCTGTACGATGGATTTAACGGCAAGTCCGTAAAGTACGGATGGGACTTGTCATGGCCAACTAAGATTCGCAGTCGAGACTGCACTGGCAGCATTGTACTGCGCACTGTCAGTAATGTTGTATTCAGTGGCGCGAAGCCATGCTTGCTTTTGCGGCTGATCGATGGTCGCTCGGTTTCGCTAACCGAAGATCACTTGGTTCTTTCGGACGATGGCTGGTGCGAGGCTGGCTCGCTTCGCAAGGGTCAGTTTATACATGCCGATGCTGGCGTTTCCAGCGGAGCGGATTTCAAGAAGCCTGACTATAAGTACGTCGAGGGCTTGCGATTCCATCCGCTTGCAACTAAGAGGAACAGCAGGCGATACGCAGTTCTTGAGAGCAGACTTGCTGTCGAGGCTTATAGAAACGGAACTACGCTTTCGCGGTGGATTGATTCGCATCGCTCTGGCTCTGGAATTCCAGACTCGCCAGAGTATCTTTCATCGACCCATGTCGTCCATCACATCGACAGAGATCACAAGAACAACGTCATATCAAACCTTGAGGTTGTTGAGTCGCAATCGAATCATTCGCGACTACATGGCCTCGAAGGCGGTTGGCGCAGGGTGACGGCCAAGAGTGGAATCTTCAGAGTCCTGTCGATTGATAGTGCTGGCATAGTGGATACATACGATGTGTCGGTTGTGTCAGATGGCGGAGAGGGAAACTTCCTTGCCAACGGCATCGTGGTTCACAACTGCGGTAAGACCACTTACTTGAGCGGTCAAGTCAAGGCTCGCGTAAACGCATGGTGCGAAGCGACCGGACTGCAGCCGGATCAATGCCAGTCGGTTCTTGTGTCGTCGCTTACTCGCACGGCAGCCGCCGAGGTTCGTGGTCGCGACACCATGATTGGCGACGAGCAGGTTGGCACGCTGCACTCCCATGCGTTTCGCGCACTCGGATCGCCAAAGATGTGCGTCGACTCGAAGTCACTGAAGGAGTGGAACTCGCGCGCTCGCCCGGAGTATCGCATTAAAGGCGATGATGATGAACTCGCCAGTCGCGGTGACGCTATCTTGTCTGAGTACAACTTGGCTCGCTGTCGCTTGACTCCGCGAGACGAGTGGCCAGCCAGCTTGCTTGAGTTCGCTAGCGAGTATGAATCGTGGAAGCGAGAGACTGGCTCGATGGACTACGAAGACCTGATCGAGAACGCATATCGAGACAACACCACTGCGCCTAATTGTCCATCTACGATCTTGGTCGACGAGGCGCAGGACTGCACGGCGTCTGAGTTTCGACTCGTGCGCCGATGGGCTCGCCACGCCAAGAAGCTCATTATGGTCGGAGACACCGATCAGGCGATCTTCTATTTCCGTGGCGCTGACCCAGATAGCTTCTATGCCGCCGAGATTCCAGAAGAGAACATGAAGGTTTTGTCTCAGAGTTACCGCGTGCCGAAGGCGGTCCACTCTGAGGCGCTGCGCATGATTCGCCGAGTAAAGCGTCGTCTTGACGTTAAGTACGAACCGACTGAAGTCGACGGCGAGTGTAGCTGGGCCGGTTATGGGATGCGGTATGGGTTGAACCAGTTGATGGAACAGATCGAGCAGCGATTGTCAGGCGGACTGTCGGTCATGTGTCTGTATGCCTGCGCGTACATGGCTCAACCACTGTGCTCGGCGCTTCGCGGCGCTGGCATTCCGTACTGGAACCGATACGCTGCAGAGCGTCCGCAGTTCAACCCGCTTCATCCACCGAAGGGCGTCGGCCTGCTGCAGCGAGTACAGGAGTACCTGCGACCGAACGAGCACGTGTACGGCGACAAAGCCCGCATGTGGACATGGAGCGAGTTGCAGCACTGGACGGATGTGTGCAATGCCAACGGCCTGCTGGTTCGCGGCAAGAAGTCGCGCATCGACGTTTGCGCTAGCGAGTGGCCTGACACGCTAGTGACAGCAGATGATATCGTTGACTTGTTCGATCCAGAAGAAATCGACAAATTGTCGAATTGTGACCTTGACTACTTTGAGAGCAAGGCTAATAATGCAAAGGTTGGACTGATCGGATATATCCGCGAGATCATCAATCGAGGCGGATTCCCGGCAATCCTTGAACCACCGAAGCTGACGGTCGGAACGATCCACTCGTGCAAGGGTGGAGAGGCTGATTCGGTGTTCCTGTGCCCAGACCTATCCGCTAGCGGATGGGAGTGCATCGGAGACGTTCGGTTCCGGGATTCGATCTATCGAACAATGTACGTCGGCATGACTCGCGCGAAGCGGGAACTCATCTTGACATCACCATCAAACAGGATGCGAGTAGAATGGTAAGCGTAATTACAGCACACCCGGTTGCATCACTGTCAGTCGACCACTTGGCTCCGCGCGGAACCAAGGACGACAACACGACGTGGCCATTCTTTACTGCGGCATGCGAACGAATCTACGGTCGCAAGGTACGGTATCTCGATCTTGGCTGCGCTGGCGGAGGTCAGGTGCATGACTTCATCCGTCGCGGTCACACTGCCTATGGCATTGAAGGTTCTGACTTCTCGAAGAATTACAAGCGAGCGGCGTGGGCTTGCATTCCAGACAATCTATTCACCGCCGACATCGGAGAGGAGTTCTCGATTGTGGACTCGCTGGACCAGCGGGTTCAGTTCGATGTCATTTCAGCCTGGGAAGTATTGGAGCATCTTGACGAAAGGCAGCTTCGCCGCCTTGCGATCAACATTGTCAATCACCTAGCTCCAGGTGGAATTTTTGTCGCGTCAGTGTCGCAATTCCAAGACACGGTTGACGGCGTTGACTATCATGCTACACTGCAAGAGAAGCGGTGGTGGACTGACTTGTTCGAGCACGAGGCTGAGTTGCGAGAGGTTAATCCAAGCCCGTTCTCGATGTACGAGTACGTTCGTGGAATTGGTTCTGGCGGTCCAGACTGTTCGTATCTTCCCGTACCGCTCGTGGCCGGTGCCGCGATGCGAAAGGGTTTTCACTTGGTGCTAAAATGAGCATTCTAAAGAAAGCACTGGAAGCTAGGCCAGGACCGATTGTTGCGATTGAGATTCCTGGTTATGGCCGCATGATTGCGAAATACGATGGTCTCACTGACGAGCAGTGCGAAAAACGCGCTGAAGTCGGCAAGACGTTTCGCGAGATAAGGAACGGCCTCTGTGTTGGAGAAGAGAGTTCTGGCGTATGCGAAGACGGTACTTGACCAGCAATCTGGCATTTGGTACTTTAAGGTTCACGGAGGTCCATTTCAGACTGCCGGTATCCCTGACATACTCGGAATATATCGCGGACTTGGGTTTGGGATTGAGCTAAAGACGGACGACGGAAAGCCGACACTGCTGCAAGAGCAGACGATTGAGCAGATGCGCGCGGCTGGTGGTTTTGCTGACATAGCCTATGGAAAGGATGGAGTTGACAAATGCCTGAAGCAACTGTTATCTGCTCAGACTCGCTTGGAGCGATGATTGGAATGAAGTCGCGAAGTGTTGATCTTGTGCTCGGCTCGCCGCCATATCCAGGAAAGTGCAGTCGGTATCAGGCCGAGCCGTGCCCTGGGTTTACGGACGATTCGTGGCTTAATACGATGCTCGACTATACGACAGAAGCGTGTCGCGTCAGTCGTGGCTGGGTTATCTGGGTTATCAACTCGTCAGTCAAAGAAGGGCTGTACGAGCCGTTCTGCGAACAACTGTTAGTGGAAGCCTGGAAGAAAAACATTTGCGTCGAGCGCCCAGTGGTGTGGGAGAAGAACGCAACACCGAGTCGCAAGGGCCAATGGTATAGCAATAAGCACGAGATGTGCTACGCATTCAGCAACATGGACAGCAGGCCGATCTTTGATTGGCGACAAGTGGCAGTTCCGCCACGATACAAAAACGGAGGTCGCTGGCAACAGCGAGATGCGAATGGAGCTCGTCGCCGCGGTGGAGACTATCCTTCAACTGATCTCGCGCTACCCGGCGACGTTGTGTACGCTACTGTTGGCGGCGGTCACATGGGCTCTAAGCTCGCCCACGGAAACGAAGCGCCATTCCCAGAGTCACTGGTAGAATATTTGCTGCTACCAAATTGCCCGGAGGGCGGCACGGTACTCGATCCGTTCTGCGGTTCTGGCACAACGCTGGCGGTCGCGTTGAAAAATAACCGCAACGCAATTGGTTTTGACTTCCGTGAGTCTCAATGTGAGATCACAAGACAACGACTTCAGGAGATTGAAAATGGACTATCGGTCAATGGACTGGGCGCAGAAAGCTAACTTGTTCAAGCAGATCAGCGACGAGAAGTACTCAGAGCTTATCACGGTGCGAAAGAAGTGGCAGAACGGCAAGTACGGCCCGGCAACGGCACGCGATGTATTCGATGCGGTCATGGAAGAGTGCCCGAACGTAAAAGTACCTCTACCTACATTCCGAAACTGGTTAGGAGCTAAGGCATGTCGATTGATCGCAAGCTTACAGAACGCAAGCAAGCAACGCCAGACCAAGTGCTTAAAGTCCTCAAAGGCCGCAAAGGCAAAGGAATCGGTCAAGACGAAATCGCGGAATCGCTCCGCGCTGGCAAACGCTCGGTAGCAGTTGCGATCAAGTCGCTCATCAAGTCGGGGTACTTGGTGAGCGAGCGTGGCGGTAACTATTACATAGACAGCGACCAGCAGCCTGGGAAGTACGAGTTCGAGTACAAGAGCCGTGCGGACGGCAAGTACAAGTTTGGCTTCTCAAGCGACCAGCACATTGCTAGCAAGTACTCACGCATTGACGTACTTGAGGACTTGTACGACAAGTTCGCTGAGCAGAAGGTTGATCGCGTCATTAACTGCGGGAACTGGATCGATGGAGAGGCTCGGTTTAACAAGCACGATTTGTTGTATCACGGACTCGACAACCAGATCGGTGCGCTCGTCGACTTGTATCCGCAGCGAGCTGGCATTAAGACGTATGCCGTTGCTGGCGACGATCATGAAGGGTGGGCGAGTGCCACATGGGGTGTTGACGTAGGAAAGTTTGCAGAGAACGCTTTTATCGATTCAGGTCGCAATGACTGGGTTGATACTGGATACATGGAGTCTTACATGAACTTGGTTCATCGAGACTCCGGCAAAACAGCCAAGCTGCTGATGATGCACCCTGGCGGTGGTTCGGCGTATAGTTTTTCGTACAGACCACAAAAAATTGTAGAGTCTCTGAATGGTGGTGAGAAGCCGGGAGTTCTGCTAATTGGCCACTACCATAAGCTGAGTTATAACGTGATCCGAAATGTTCACGCCATCCAGTCTGGGACAACGCAAGATCAAACTCCGTTTATGCGTAAGAAGGGCATCGACGCTCATGTTGGTGGTGGAATTTGCGAACTGACTCAAGACGCAAAGACCGGCGCGATTACATCGTGTAAGGTCGAGTTCTTCTGCTATTACAACGAGGGTTACTACAATAACCGCTGGTCGCATTCCGGCAGCGTGACTCATCCAAGGCGAGGGCTGTATGGACGGGTGTAGTGTACTGCCAGCAATCCGGGTGTACTCTGGAGTTTTGTTCAATCCGTTTGACCCAGACCCAGAGCTTGTGTCACTGCAGGACATCGCTCACGCACTGTCGATGGTGTGTCGATACGCAGGTCACTGCCACCGTTTTTACAGCGTAGCCGAGCACGCATCGTACGTGAGCGACTGCGCACTGGAGCGTTATGGGGATCACGAACTGGCCCTTGCAGCACTTCATCACGATGATGGAGAAGCTTACCTTAGTGACATGCCAAGACCCTATAAGCGTCTATTTGGAATTGCAAAATACGAGGAGCCCATCCTCAGGATTGTGCATGAGAAGCTTGGACTCAAAGACCCAGAGTACTACCACGAAAGAATTAAGGAGTGTGACAATGCCGTGTTGCGAACAGAAGTCGAGCAGATCGCCAGTCGACCAGAAGACGCCTTCCAGTGGTTCGAGAGTACCAATCTTGGGGACTTTGAACGATGGGAAGGTAACATTCTCGGAGTCGAACCAGGAAGAGCGCTGGATATGTACCGATCTCGCGACCGAGAACTCCGTCGCTTATAGCACCGGCGCTGTGCGCAGTGCTGACGCTGAAGACACTCGGTATGACCTGCTGTCTCCGGTTGCCATGAAGCACTGGGCGATGGCGTGTGCCGAGGGTGCCAAGAAGTACGGCGACTACAACTGGGAGAAGGGCATGCCGGTGTCGGACATGCTCAACCACGGAATCCGGCACTTGTATATGTGGCTTAATGGCGACCGATCTGAGGACCACCTTGGCCACGCCATGTGGAACGTGGCCGGTGCGATTCATAGCTATCACACTTGGCCAGAGTTGAACAAGAATTTGAGGAAAGAATATGGAGTGGCTGAAGGTTCTTCCTGCGACAAGTTCACGAAAGGCGATAAGACTCCTAGCGGAATTGCTGGCGGATGCAATGAGCGCGGAGGAGCTTTACAGGCTCCGTACAACCCATCTCCAGATTAGCTGCTGCGGAGAGCAATGGGATTGCGAAGGGGTCGGCATCGACTCCTTCGCGTCCATTGACCGGCTGATGGCGTCGTCATCTTGGTTTCGGGTTCCGTCTGACTACGCCTGGAATTTCGGTCCAGTGTGCGAGTATTCGGCCTTGATCCAGACTATGACGCCTGATATGATTCGCGAGTGCGCTCAGTCGAAGCCGACTCACAATAGCCGTCGCAAGCGGCGACAGTTATTTACGAGCCAGCAAGCCAGAGACTGGATGCTTGAGAACCTTGAGATAGAGTGTTTCAGTGGAAGAAACGGGAGGATGCCAGGAGCATCGTCGAGATATGAAGACGCTATTTGATGAAGACCAGCCAGTTGCGGTAGACCGCGACATCCGTTACGCACTGCGACAGGCGTATCCATTTCAGGCTCTTCGATACGAAAGCCTTCGGCAATTGCGGTGCATGTCGTCGTCAATCCCAGAGGCCAGCGTTATGATGTCTCGCGACCCAATGTCCGTAATTGACTACCATGTTGGGCTACTTCGTAATTCCGCCAGAGGATCAGATGGCCAGATAGCGTTCGACATTGACCGTGACTTAGTTCATCGATGCTACATCCTAACGGCAACATGGGTGCATCGTGAAAACGCTGTTTGACGAGTAGTTTTTCCAGGAAGTGAAGAGTCGGCGGTTTGGCATGATCCGCTGTGAACTCGGCCAGCATCCGTGCAAGGGTGCTGGTTTTTTTATGCGCGGTGGGTATCCATTAGTAAGTTTGTCATGATACTATCTAATAATCCACTCCACTCCACTAGGGTATCGTCATGTCAGATGAAGTAGTCGAAGACTTCGACTTGGACACAGAGCTTCTTTCGACCGAGGTCGAAGACACGCCGGAAGTCGAGACGCCAGCCGAAGGGGCACCCGAGGCCCCGGTAGCTCAGGAAGACTTCTTTGCCGAGATCGCGCAGAACTTCCACGTTGATCTCTCGCAAAAGTACAAGACAAAAGAAGAGGCGATTAAAGGCCTCGTAAACGCCTACTCAATGGTGGGCAAGCGGGACGAAGAGGCGGAGATTGGCAAGCAGTTACTGACCAATCCGCAGGCTGTCTATGAAGTTCTCGCGAAACGATACAACAAGCCAGCCGAAGCTCCGAAGGATGACAGCAAGAATCCTGACTGGAACGACGAATGGCTGGAGCACTTTGACCCAGAGACGATGGCACCCAAGCCGGGGGCCGATCCGAATGTGGTTACGAAAGTGCGGCGATATCAGAAGTTTGTGCAGGACCAGGGAAAGCGGCTGATCCACAATCCCGTGGATGTGCTGCTCGAATCCGGTGGCGACAAGCTTCGGGAACTGATCCGCGAGGAGGCAACTCGAATTGCTGACCAGCGGTTTCAGTCGGTTGAGCAAGAGCGGTACGGACGAGCCATGCAAGAGCAGGCCGCATCGCTAGCACAGAAAGAGGCGAGTTGGGTATTCGATGGCGGAAAACTGGACAGCGGCAAACTAACCAAGGAAGGCGAGGTTCTCAAGAAGCACCTCGCGGTTCTCAGCGCCGTGAATCCAGACACTGGAACGCCAGTCATCCCTGATCTCGCCATGCAAATGGAAATGGCCAAGGCTCGAACCATTATCGAGCTAGGCTACAACCCCGCTGCCTCCGCTTCACGAAGCGCGCAGCAACGACAGACAAGACCGGCTGCTGCAGCCCGACGCCCGAATACCGCGGCGCGGACACCCTCAGCAGACGATCCGTGGCCTGCTGGCACTGACCTTGCCAAGGAACTATTGGCGATCATTGATCCAGGCGAACAGAAATAGCTGCTGGCTGACCGGCGTTTAGTGGAGGCGCTGGTCGAAAGCGGCGGATTAAATGCAATCGGATACCCGCGTTGTAACGGCCCGAGAGCATTTAGTCTTTACGGCATCTCCACACCTCCGCAAGTTTTTTCAATTACCAAGTGGAGAGTCTAGCCATGAGTTTTGGCAGTAACTCGATCCATGCGAATATTACGATCAATCGCTACATCCGTGGCGAGACCCTGGCTATCCTGCGCAAGCGAGTTTTGCTCGCCATGCTTCAGAGCAAGGGCCGCATCACCAACGGATGCACTGGCAAGTTGATCGACTGGAAGGTGAAGCACAAGCGTGCTCCGCTCACTCCATTCGACGACTCGGATTCGATCACGTTTTCGCGTCTGGATCAGCACAAGACGGCACAATTGCCGATGCGTGCGTATGTGGTCTCGCAATCAGGCACCAAGGCCGACAAGCTGATGTGTTCTGGCAAAGAGGCTATTGTCAACAAGTATACGCAAATGGTCAAGGACTTGATCGCGGACATCCGCGACCAGTTCGCTGAACAGTTGCTCAATGTTGACGGCAATGCGGCTGCGAGTACGAATCGTATTCACGGCTTGGAGTCGGTGTTTAGTGCGACTGATAATGGCGGCAGCGCCCTTGTCGGCACCAACAACGACACCTACGCTGGTCTTTCGACGACTCGCGGTAATTACGGTGGTACGTGGGCTGGCACTTGGCCTGACGGCTACGGTGACAGCCACTACGACTTCTGGAGCCCGCTAGTCGTAGACTACAGCGCAACCTTGGCTGCCTCGTCTGGTGGCTGGTCGAATGCCACCAAGACCTGGGCAAACACCTGTCTTGAAGCCCTGCGGTTCGCCTCGATTAACACCGAGCGAAACGGCAGCAATCTCGATATGTTCTTGCTCGAAAAGAACCTGTTCCGCCAATTGAGTGATGCTCTTGAGGCTAAGGAGCAGATTCATGTTCAGCGTGGTCAGGCTGTCCAGAAGACTTCGGCTGGTTTCCAAGCACTCAACGTCAACGGCGTCGATGTGTATTGGGAGCACGGCTTGACTGCTGGCGTCGGCTACGGCCTGTGTCTTGACGAACTGGAATTGCACTCGTGGCAAGATCAGTTGTTCAAGAGCAACAGCGACTTCAACCTTGAATCGCTGAGCGATCGTGTCGCAATCGACTTCTTTGGTAACTTGCGGATCATCAATCCGCGAAGCCAATGCAAGTTGGTCAGTCTCTAATCCAACTAACAAAGAGAGGTTTCCAATGTCATTAGGCGATCCAATGCCTTTTGCGCGAGGTGATACCTACTTTGGCGGCGACACCACCCTGGCCAGTACCAACGCTGGTATCAACCTGGAAGGCAAAACCGCCATTGTGAAAGACAGCGCGACTGGTCGAGAGACCGAGCTTGTCTGCCTTCGCAATATGGGCACGGCCATTACTAGCCCCGGCTACGGTGCTAAGGCTGTCCCTGGCTATATTGGCCGTCGAATCAGCGGTCTCGTTGATTCGGTCGGTGCTTTTGGTATCATGATTGACCCAGCTTACGGCACGACTCCGATCGCGCAGTATGACCTGTTCTGGGGTATTAAGCAAGGCTACGTTGAGAATGGTCAAGTTGACGGTACTGGCGTTGCCACTGCCGCTGCTTGCCACTGGGACGCTAGCGGTACGCTTAAATCTGGCAGCCCGACTGCCGCTGGTACGATGGTGATCGGCATGTGCGTTACTGCTGGCGCTGCCAACAGTGCGACTGGTGCGTTCCTCATCAAGAACAACGGCGATTACGTGGCTTAGTCCATTGCAAAACCCCACACTTGGGCTATAATCCAGGTGTGGGGTTTTTTTATGCGCAGGATGATCGTCCATGAAAACGCTATTTGACGAGGAAGAAGTGATTGACTCGTCAGCCGCAGTTGCAAGTGAATCGCCGTGGCGGGCCAGAGGCTACACTGCCACTTGGGCTGAAATTCGAGATCGCCTTGGATGGACAGAAGCACAACTTGCCCAAGCTCGCGAATTGATGTCGAGACCGCAATGGGACTTTCCCTGGAGGCGAAATGCCTAAGAAGAAAGACTTCGTAGCGCACTTCAAGAAGATTTTGGATGACAAGCAATTTGTCATACCAATGAGGAATCGCAAGGTATTCGCGTTTCGAGACAACGCCGACTACCTATGCAAGTCACTGAAGGCGTTAGCTAAGGAAGCGGTTCGTTGCAGGAAGCGGTATGACTGCATAATCCCACTCGACTGGGAGTACGTGCTGTCGTGTTTGCTGAGCGCAATAACTGAAATCCGAGCATCGGAGCCTTTACGGATATGCCAAGATTGCACCAAGGCACTGAATCCCCGCTGCCAGTGTGGCGGCAAGGGGTGGCTTTGCGAAAAGGACAAGGCAATTACTCGCCCCGAGATTACGTCATCGGACCAAACGGATGGGGAACCGTCACCGACGCCTCAGCCGAGCGAGTCACCGCCTACAACTTAGAAACTGGAAAAAAATGGTCGGCACCAGTTTCTGAAGTGCGTCGCATGAGCGAGAATGAGATGGCACTTTACAACGAGATAATCCCTGCCGGGTGCCCGACACCACGGCAGATCGCCATGCGTGCCGCTGAGTGCCGAGCCGCGTGGGACGAGGACACGTATTACGAGCGACGGAACGCCATGCCTATCAACAACGTGAGGCTCCGCCGATGAGTGATGAAGTCAAGGCAATTCTCAAGGGCGCGGCAGTTGCCGCTGCCGGTGCAATCCTAACGTACGCCACACAATATGTCAGCGGCGCTGACTTCGGCGTTTACCAGCCTATTGCCGTTGCCGTGCTTTCAATTGCCGCCAACGCACTGCGAAAGTACTCCAATGCTTTTTGAGTTAGTTCTGATGGTGTGTATGCAGGGCACTCAGCCTGCGCCAGTGGCTCGCGATCCATACGCCGTGGCGTATGAGTCCGGCAAGCTGGCGGGCAAGTTCTGCGTGTACGTCGGCGCTGAGTGGTGTCCGAATTGCCCTGCCGCCAAGAAGGTGTTCCGCGAGTGCGCGATCAAGTCGAACGCTGCGTGCGTCGAGCTTGACGACAAGAGTCAGTACACATCTGGGTTGAAAGTGCGGGCATTGCCAACGGTCATTGTGTATCAGTGGAAGGGCAGCGGATACGAAGAGTCTGCACGCATTGTCGGCGCTGATGAAAAGAAAATTAAGGCAGCCATGCTGGCGAGTGGTTCGTCATGCTGTATTGATTGCGGCTGCAAGAACCAAAGCTGCGGCATGTCGTGCTGCCGCTGCAAGTAGGAGAGACAGATGGAAGTCCTGAACAGTGCGTTGAATCTAGCTGGCATCATCGCGTTCATTACCAAGTGGTACGCCCTTGGCTGCACGCTCATTATCTTGCTCACGTATCTCGTGCCCGATGTGGGCGACAAGATGATCGCGTGGGTTCGCGGTAAGATTTTCAGTGGCGAGCAGTTGAAGCAGAACGTCGCTTCGATCTCGGATCAGCTTGCTGAGATTAAGGAAGCCCTCAAGGAACTCAAGAAGTAATGAACTTCAAGGCTATTCTAATCATCGGTATTGTGCTGCTATTTGCGTTTTCGCAGGATGGCGGCAATGTCGTCGTGCCGTCAGGCAAGCAGACGATCATGGTTGTCCACGAGAGCGAGAGCAGCACTCCGTGGCTAGGCAATCTGGCTGTGGCTCTCAACAGCGGCGAGGCTGCAAAGTACATCGCTGATGGGGGCCACAAGTATCTTTTTCTGGACAAGGATACTGTCGGATACGACGACAAACCGCTTCCAATCTTGGAGCGGTTTAAGCCGTATGCGGTGCCAGAGCTTATCATCGCCAATGAGACCGGCGAATCTCTCATTCTCCGCAAGCCGTGCCCGCAAACGGCTGCCGAGGTCATTGCACTGTCGAAGGGTAGCTAATGTTTGACGACAAGTTTGTTGACGTTGACTTTACAAAAGACCCGAACTATGCCGGTGGCTTCTCCGGCATGGGCTCGATGAATGTCTGCATGAATGTCGGCGACTCCGTGCAGATCATCAACGAAGGCGACTGGCCAGCGTTGATGGCGAAGCAAGAGCTTGAGAAGACCTCTCTGGATTATCTGGTGACGCGGATTTACAATCAGAAAAATGAGGGTTCATGCCACCTCGACGACACCGAAGTTCTCACCGAGAAGGGGTGGGTTCCGTGGCCTGAGTATAACTGGAGTGACCTGCTTGGCACCGTGAACCAAGAGACTGGCCTGCTTGAATTCCAGGCACCACAGCAAAAGCACGTGTACGACTACGATGGCGACATCGTGTACAGCAAAAACAGCCGGGTCGATTTCGGCGTGACTCCAAATCACCGAATGTATGTGCGAAAGTGGTCAGAGCCGGATCGCAAGCTCGTAAGTAATTACACGTTCGCGGAGGCCGGAAAACTTGGCTGGTGCGCTGGACTCATGTCTGCGCCGACTGGGCACATCGGGACAGAGCTTATTGAGCTTGGAATCGAAGGCGACCGCGAGTATCGTGGCGACGACCTTATCGCACTGATCTCGGTATTGGTGTCTGACGGATATGCTGGCAAGCCAGATTCGGCTAGCAGAGGCGTTGGCTTCTGCTGCTTCAATAAGTCTCGCTACCGAAAGATCAAGGAGCTTGCCGAGCGAACCGGATTCACAGAGCAGCCGGGTCGCCCAGGTGTCTTCTATCGATACGGTGCGCATGCACTGCGAAAGTGGCTGCTGCACAACATGTACGACGGCAAAGGCTTTGGTGCTCGTCACAAGAAAGTCCCCGACCTAATCAAGGTTGCCAGCGAGCGGCAGATTCGCTTGTTCATGGAATATTTTGGAGATCAGACTCACGCACGAGCCGAGGCTGGCAATCCGCAGTTCTTCAGTTCCAGCAAGCAACTTATTGACGACCTGCAGGAATTGCACCTTCGCATTGGCAAGCGCGGAAAGATTGGCATTAAGCCGCCGCGATCTTCTATCATGAACGACGGTCGCCGGGCATCAGGAGGTGTTTCGTATGTCCTTTCGATTGCCAAGACCGACGAACTCACCCTGTGCCGTAAGCTCCACATTGAGACTCGAAAGTACACCGGCAAGGTCTACTGCGCCACCGTTCCGAATAGCACGCTGATTACGCGCCGCAATGGCACGATCCTGATTTCAGGCAACTGCGTTGCCAACGCTACCTCGCAGTCGCACGAGCTTGTGCAAGCACGCCAGTTCGGCAAACCGAATGTGATTCACCTGTCGGCAATGAGCTTGTATAAGCGTATTGGCTCAAGTCCTGGCAGCGGCGCTATGGTGTCTGACGGCATTATGGAGATGAAAGAGCGAGGCATCTTGCCGCTCGACAATGAGCAAAACCGTGTTCGATTCGGCGACAAGGTTATGCCGAACACTGGCTGGAGCACGCCGTACCCTAGCGATTGGCAGCCCACCGCAAAACACTTCCGCTGCACTGAGTTCTTCTCCGTGCGAGGCACAAAACAGCTTGTCACGTGCTTGCTGCTGAACATGCCGGTGGTCGTTGGTCGCCAAGGTCACTCGATCTGCTATGTCCGCGCGTTCATTAAGGACGGTAGACTGTACGTCAAATACGTCAATTCTTGGGGCGAGTGGGGTGTCGCTGGTGGCGATCTCCCCAACGGCTTTGGCATTGACTCAGAAGGCACAATCGCCCAGGCGGCTCAAGAGGCATTCGCAATCCGCGCTGTGGTGATGCCATGATGTTCATCGCTGGCTTCCTGGTGGGTGTATTTTCGTTCGCTGTGGTTATCAAGTTCTATGATTGCTTTCTTGATGGTACTGATTAGCAGCGTCTGGCACCCGATTGCCGTAGACCACTGCGACATCGTTGTGGATGTCGATCACTGGGCGGCATGGGGCGGCAACGAGGTGCATCGCATCAACGGCTGGTTCATGGATTACTCGGTAGGCAATGGCGTGTGGGAGACGAACGTGCGAACTATCTCGACTCATCCCATGATTGACAGAGAAACCAAAGAAGGCATTCGCGTTGCGTCGCGTTGTCGCATCATCGGGCAATGGATGGACGAAAAGCGAACAGTAATATTGCCAAGGAAGGTGGAGGTACTTCGTCGGAGGCAGGATTAGTGAGTACGACAGACGCTAGCAAAGCACTCGGAAACGCGACGGAAGAGGTGGCTCGCGCTGGTGCTAACTGGCTCTTTGGCCAGCCACCAGTCGCCGTGCTGTCAGTGGTCGTGATGATAGTTCTGCTTGGCATAGGTTACTACACGGCAGAGCATGTGATACCATCGCACTTGCAGGAAATTAACTCAGGCTACGAGAAGCAGGCAGTTGCCTACGATAAGTCGCTTGACAAGGTAATCGCGGCGTTCAAGGAAGACAGGGAAAAGAACGAGAAACACATCAATCAAATTCTTGATATCATGAAGGATGACCGCAAACCAATTGCGGTTCTACCGAAATGAGCCATCCAGTGCTAGACCTGATTCGCGAGTACCTACACCTAATCCCGCAGATCGTCGACTGCGTTCAGGCCGTGGCTGTTGGCATCGTGATTGGCGCTGTGTCACTGGTCGTGCTGGCAATCGCAAAAGTAGTTGAGGCATGTCGAAAATGAAAGAGTTGCTTATCGGATTCGCAGCAGGCATGGCGGTGATATTCTTCGCTAACCACCAGCCATCCACACCACCAGTATCGCAATCAGCCGTGCCTCCGTCAGCAGTGACGCTCGGCAAGGCGATCATTATCCCGATCACCGAAGGCGACGAGACGCGGCTATATGTCGACTCGATTCCTGGAGGCAAGGTCGAGGTAATTCGCATTCGCGGTCGATTGATCGGCGATACGGCTGAGCAGTACAAGCATTTGGATAAACTGAGCGAGACTATCAGTGGAAGCAAATGACCAACAGGAAGCTTTTGCGAGAGTGGATTGCGTGGCTCAACCGCAGGTGGCCAACACGGCTGCCGGTGCGTGTGATGCTGTGCGCCCCGACCGGGAGCCTGACCGATTCCGTTGGTATGTCTTTCGCTGCGATGGAGGATGGGCACGTTACGAGCGTGACGATCAAGATACGAAACAACTTAACGGTCGACCAGACCATGCAAACATTGTGGCACGAGTGGGCGCATGTGCTACGCTGGCACATATCTGGAGGCACTTGGTGCGAGGAGCGGGACAGTATTTTCGGGGCCATTAAGCACGAGATTGAAACATCGTGGCTGCTGGAGGATTAAGGTGGACTGCAGTCAATTCTTGGACTTCATCGTTGGCATGTGCCCGATCATGCACCCAGCGAATCATCAGCTTCGCGTTGGCCGAGAGTCGGCTCGCCGATGTGTTCGTCTGCTTCTCATGGCGTGGGACCACAAGACCGGCACGCAGCATCACAAGTGCGCTGACTTGATAATGAAGGCTATGGCCCTGTACGGTATTGGCTCAAAGAGGCCGATGACTAAGGGGCTGGAGATTCTCACAAAAGAAGCCGCGTCTCAGATGTGTACGTGGTACCCAGAGCATTACCCGATGTCTGCCACGATCATGCCCGAGATGAGCAAGCAGGCACTGGAATGGGAGGCAGAATGAGCAGCAAGCCGCAGTCAATCGAGGACATGATTAAGAAGGCCGAGAACGAGATGAGCGTAAGCTCTCTCGCTCGGAAGATGGTCGGTAAATTTGGCGGCATGGATAAGCTCGTTGACGAAGTGTTCGCCGAGTACCAAACGATGGAACCTGGCACGCAAGTTCGTGCCCGCATGCTCACTTCGATTATTGATCTCGTCAAGGAATGTGATAACGGACCAACTGATCCACTCGCTGGCATGGACAAGGAAGACCTAGAAGCGGTCATTCGGACTATAAAGCTTGATTAACCAGTACTTATCTCTCGATAAGATTCGCGAGCTTACGCCACCGGAGGCGAAGCGGGAGCTTCCGCGCGAACGCAAGTCAGCGCCATCGAACCTTCTCGTCGATGGCTTCATGCCGAAGCAGTACGCGGAGTACGCACTGCGCGTGCTATCTGCGTACGCAGCGTCAATGAAGGATGCTCTCACATGCTTTAAGCCACTGCCATCTGTCGAGGACTTCTACTCGTCGATGGATCGAATCCGCTTGCTGGCTGGGAGCAACCAAGCAGGCAAGATGCAGTTAGACAGCGAGCCAGTGCTGACTCCATCTGGCTGGAGGCCGATTGGAGAACTAGCTCCTGGCGATGCAATCATCGGCGGCGATGGATGCGAATGCAAAGTAACTGCCGTCTTTAAGCACAAGAACAAGCAGACATATCGCGTCACATTCGACGAAGGCACCAGCACTGTCTGTGGTGGCGAGCATCTTTGGAAGGTGTGCGAAGGCCCAGCCAGATTTGGCAAGAATCGTGGCAACGAGACTTGGAGCGTTGTTGATACAGACTCGCTCCGGGGTTCTTGCAAGGCCGATGGCGTCATACCGCCAATCGATCGCGCCGTAATTCCTGTCTGCGATGTTCAGTTCTCAAAACGAGAACATGCCATCCATCCGTATCTTCTTGGGTGTCTGATTGGCGACGGAGGGATGTCGAATAATGTTGTCATGATAACTACTGCAGATGATGAGATACTCAGATCAGTTGAGTCACTGATCCCGCCGGAATGCTCAATTAAGTTGGCGAGCAAAATTAGCTATCGAATCAGGGGTATGGTTCCGTACATGCGAAGCCTTGGTCTGCAGGGCAAGCGATCTTACGAGAAGCATATCCCGGAAGAGTACCTATACGATTCGTACGAGAACCGGCTTGAGCTACTTCGCGGACTCATGGACACTGATGGAACTGTCGGCAATCGCGCCGATAAAAGCGGGATCGCCACATTCACCACGACTTCTCCGCAACTGGCAAGGGATATGGAGTTTCTAGTGAGATCGCTTGGTGGCAAGTGCAAGGCCCGCTGGCGAGTCACTAAATACACCCACAAGGGTATAAAGAAAGAAGGTCGACCAAGCACCGTGATGACTGTGCGAATGCCGCACCACTGCCCATTCAAGCTTGAGCGAAAGGCGAAGCTGTGGAAAGCACCGGAGTCAACCACGAAACACCGGGTGATTCACTCGATTACGCCGGATGTGGTCGGAGACTGCACGTGCATCACTGTCGACTCGCCAGATAGCACATACATCACTCGCGACTTCATCGTAACGCACAACACTGTCCACGCAGTTGCCGAGTTTGCCCGCATCGTGCGAGGCATGGACCCATTCAATAAGCTCCCCAAAGACAACCTAAAGGTAGTCTCTGTTGCTCGCGATGAAGACCAAATCGGTCGAGTCATCTGGGGAAAGTTGTGTGTTCCAGGTGCGTTCGAGGTTATTCGCGACGAGCTTACTGGCGCGTGGCGGTCAGTTAGGCCAGACCCAAACAATCCAAAAGAGACATGCCCGATTGACTTGTCTCGCAAGTCAGAGTGGCGACCATCCCCTCCGCTATTGCCAGCCTCTTCGCTTGCGTCGATAAGCTACAAGAGCAAAGCCGAGGCAATCCCCAGCTTTGTGCAGCTAGACAACGGCACTGAGATTCTGTTCTGCACATCGAACGGCAGGCCGAAGCAGGGCATCCAGCTTCACCTTGCGCACTTCGACGAGGAAATCGAGAACAAGATGTGGTTTGAGGAGACGCTACCTCGTCTACTTCGGTTCAATGGCATCTTCATGTGGTCGGCCACGCCGCAGTCCTCGACGCCGCAGTTCTACGAATTGCACAAGCGTGTGCTGGCTGGCGAGGAAGGAATCAGCGAATACACGCTGCTAATCGACGACAACCCATACATCCCAAGAGCCGCAAAGGACGCGCTATTCCGAGACTACCAGGCACTCGGCGATGACGTTCTGCAGGTTCGATGGTACGGAAAGTACGCGATCCAAGGCCGAGCCGTGTACCCGACTTTCTCGAAGACTAATCACGGAACGCACCCATTCGAGCCGCCAGACGACTGGATGCGTGTGATGGTCGTTGACCCAGGCTCACAGTACGCAGCAGCCCTGTTCGGTGCTGTGCCGCCGTCGTGCGATGCGCTGCACATCTACAATGAGGTCGAGTGCCGCAATGAAGACGCTGCTCAGCTAGCTCGCCGGTGCGCTGAAATTTGCAAGGGACATCGGTTCGAGGCATTCCTGATCGACAAGCAGGCAGGTGGCCAGCGGTCGATGGGCCGGTCTAACCGTGTGTGCGACCACTATACCGAATGCTTTGAGGCATCTGGAATTCGCCCATGCAGAATTTCTGGGCACGGCTGGACCTGGGCGTGCAACGTGCCGGAAAGCCGCGAGATGTCTGTCAAGCGAATGATGAATACTGGCAAGCTCAAGTTTCACCTGGAGCGTGTGGCTAAGACCTGCGATCAAGTCACTGCTCGCTATTACGACAAGCGCAACACCACTCGCCGAGAGAGCCGAACGGTCCATGATTTGTGCGACTGCCTAGAGTATATGTGCGCTTTCTTCGACGAAAAGGGGCTGTACTACAACGCGCCTCCATCATCCACAATAGCCCTGACTCCGCAGGATTTGCGGGTCTACAAGGAGTTTGAGAAGCGAAAGAAGATTCGTTCGTCCACCAGGTGGCTTAATACTGATGATAGTTGATGATATAACTAAGCATTCCACTTTTCACGGAGACTCCACGCAATGACCGATTTTACGCATCTCAAGGGCCAAACTGTTGATTACGCACCGCATCCTGGCTATGGCACGTACTTCCCTGCGTTGGTTGTGCATGCAGGGGATGAGACTCTTGAATGCCTCGTTTGGAACTGGGACGGCGCTAGCATCAAGGCTACGCCTCGCTCTGGCGTACGCCACGAAGAGGACGAAAGACTGAAAGACCCTGTGTTCTTGAACAACCTGATCGCTGACGGCGAGGGCGGAGTATTCCGCATTAGCCAGAAGGACCGGGACATCGAGGACCGTCTGAAATCGCTGGAGGCTGCGCTGACAAGTCAGACGCTAGCACCGGCGAAAAGCGTTCGAGTGGACACCACTGGCTGGCGTGACGCCGAGGCTCGCGGTGAAAGCTTGACTCCAAAACAAAAGGCTGAAAAGGCGCTTAGCAACTAATGTCGACAACCCTCATCAACATTACCAAGCGTTGGGTGGAGTTGCTGAAGGTCGCTGGCAAGCACAAGTACGACAAGTTCGGTCGTGCCGCTGAAGATGCCATGCGATTCTACAGTGACGATCACGCATTCATGTATGATGAGGCGTACTCGGCAGGCTCTCGCGGACTGAGGGTTAAGTTTCAGGGCGACAACGGCGCTGGGTTCAAGGCTACGGCGAATCTAGTCTCGAATATGGTGGAGATTTTCCTGCCGGTCCTGTACCACAGGAACCCAAACCGTGTCGTGAACGCCCGCAGGCCGAACCTGCCAAAGGCGCTGCTTGCAAAGTATCAGTATGCAAAGATGCTTGAGCAGGCTACTGCCGCTGCGCAGCAGTACGGCATTGACCCGCAGATGGTATCCCAGATGATCCCTCCTCCGATGGTGGATCAGCAGGACAGCCAGAAGGAGATGGAAGACGAGATTCGCGCTCGACTGATCGAGTGGGTCTTGAACTATTCTCCAGGCGAGGTCAATCTCCGCGACGGAGCGCGCACGGCGGTCTGTGAGGCGTTAATCAAGGGTATGGGCTGCCTGTGGTGTGAGCTATTTGGCGAAGGCAATAGCAAGGTCAGTGGCCTTGGCTTTACGTCGATTGACCACATCTTGATCGACCCTGATGCTGAGAGCGTCAACGACGCCAAGTGGATCGCCAGACGCCGAGAGCGTCCTGTCCACGAGGTTGAGGACGAGTTTGGATACAAGCGAGGCGAACTCAAGTCGCAAAAGTTCTCGCCAAGCTCAGACGCAGACTCAAGCAATCGTGAAGACCTGTTCGTTGCAAAACACAAGAGCACGGACACGATTGTGTACTATGAAATCTATTCGAGAATGGGAGTTGGCCACCGTGTCAAGGCATCACTACAGAATCAGGACGTTGAGAAGGAGAATGAAGCCCTTGATAAGTTCGGTGCAAACGTATTCCTTGCGGTCTCGCCGGATCATGAGTATCCGCTGAACCTGCCAGAGTCTGTGGTCAACAATCCAGAAGCAGATGTTACCGACGAAGTGATTCGACGAATGGAGTGGGCCGCCCCATTTCACCAGAACACATCGAATCCGTGGCCGTGCGTGTTTCTCGGTTTCCATCCGGTGCCGCGATCTCCGTGGGCCATGGCGCACATCACGCCAGCGATGGGCTACCAGAAGTGTATCAACTGGATTCTGTCGTTTATCATGACGCGAATACGCATCACGAGTCGACAGTTCATCGTGGTTCCAAAGAACCTTGAGGAAGAGATCAAGAATCGCATCCTACATGGTGGCGATCTTGAGCTTCTTGAAATCGAGAATAGTCACCCGGGCACTGTCAATCAGCTTGCCGACTTCCTGAAGATGCCTGAAGTAAACGGCGAACTGTGGAACCTGCTCGGTGTGCTGAAGAAAGAGTTTGAGGATGCAACTGGCGTCACTGAACTCAACATGAGCGGTCGCACTAGCTTCCAAATGCGATCCGCTGCCGAGGCGACTGTGCGTCGAGAGATGCTCAGCGTGCGACCGGAAGACATGGCCAATATCGTCGACGACTGGATGAGCGCCGGTGCCAAGCTGGAGGCGATCATGGATCGCTACCTGCTGGCAGCCGAGGACGTTGCTCCAGTGTTTGGAGAGCCTGCACCGCAGATGATCGACATGGGCGGTGGCATGATGGTCCCTGGCGCAATGGGTCCATTCACGCAACTGTGGATGGAGCTTGTGTCCACGGACGACATTGATAAGATCACATCCGAAATGGAGTATCGCGTTGAGTCTGGCTCGGCCCGCAAGCCGAATCGAGACCAGCAGGTTCAGGACATGGAGAAGTGGACGCAGATTCTGTTGCCAGCCTACATCGGGCTGTGGCAGCAGACTGGCGACCCGACCGCGATGAACAACTTTATTTCAATGGCCGGTGAAGCCAGCACGATGAAGGGCTGGAACAACATGCTGGCACCTGACCTAAGAGGACCACCTCCCAATGGACCACAACCTGTACCAGAAGGCCCTGAACAACGGATGCAGCCCGGCCCTGGCGGAGATGCTGGCATGCCGCCAAGCTCCGGGGTCTAAGACTGAATCAATGACTGGCGTTGCCAGTGGAAACCCGTTCCCTGACATGCCTGAATCGCTACGCCAAAAGTACATTCGCGAAGCTCGCGCAATGGGCATTGAGCCGAATGGTAAGCGATACATGGCAAGCTTAGTTCGGGAAGGTTACTCCACGAAGTTCGACCCGCAGGCATTGGTGGACAACTACGCAGACGCAAAGAATGTGTGCGCCAAGAATGGCTGGAAGATCGAAGGCAAGGTGAATTACACACCTCCGTTGATCTCAGTCGAAGATAAGCCGTACGAGATCGCGCCAGATATCTTGGCCAGGGAAGTCAATGCAGTCGAAGGATTCAAAGAACTGAAGCCAAAGGAAAAGGCGGATGTTATTGAGAAGACACGAAATCGACTTAACGGAGCCATGCGGTAATGGCAACAGCAAAGTTTTCAGACTTCACAGCGGTGCTCGGCTCGAACCTAGCCAGCGGCGACTTGCTACTCGTGAGTCGTGTTGGCGGCAGTACGTCTGCGAAGCTGACAATGAGTGAGCTTCGCAGCTACCTAGACGGGTTCTACCCTTCACTTGCGCATACTCACGGGCTGAGCACACTTACTGGCGACACATTCACTGCTGGCCAGTTGATCGCTGGCACTGGCGCGGGCGGGCTGCTCAGCAAGGTAAATGCAGGCGCTGTCGGAAGTGTGCTTGGCTGGACGACAAGTGGCGCGATCACTTCGATCACTCCGTCCATGCCTGGGCATACCCACGCATTCAGCGATATTGGCGTCGGAACTACGAGCGGCGTTGGTTTTGGAATGAGCGCAGGAAGCTCGACTACTAGTGGTGCTGTGCTAAACATTCAGGGCGGAACTGTCGGTAAATCAATTGAGACGTTCGACGAAACGAGTACATCACGATTCTCGGTGAGTACCTACGGGATAGTGGTCGGTCGGTTGTTTAGTTCGTCAGTTACGACTGGAACTGCGCCGCTTATTATCAATAGCACGACAGCATGTACGAATCTCAATGCAGACTTACTTGATGGCAGTCACGCATCTGCGTTTGCAACATCGTCGCATACGCACGGCCTTTCGTCGCTAACAGGGGACGCGTTTACAGCAGGCCAACTTCTGGCTGGAACCGGCGCAGGCGGACTGCTTGTCAAGCTTGACCTGGGTGCCAGTGGAAAGGTATTGACGGCAACCAGCGGAACTGGCCTTGCATGGACCACTCCGGCCAGTGGTGGCGGCGCAACTGCTGCTCGCGTTATGTTCTCCGCTACGGCACTCGATTCCATCGGCACTAATGGCGCATCGTTGCTTAACCTGGGTGATGCAACCACAGCCCGCTTGTGCCGTGGATTTGACGACACGACCGAGACTTACGCATACGGTTCATTTCAAGTACCGTATAACATCAACACAGCGGGTACGGTGCTGTTTAACGCAGTGGGTGGATTGCGAAGCTCAACAACAGGCAACGTGCTTTGGACATTTGGTGAGCGAGAGTCCGCTAATTCCGAATCGTGGACGGGCACATACGCAGAATACGATTCAGCGGCAACTTCATTTGCTGGCACAACGACAACTCAGTTTTCCGTTGGTTGGTCTACTACTGCTTCCGCTTTAGGGTGGCTTTCGGGAGATACAGTTCGCTTCAGAGTGTCGCGCGACCCTGCTGCAAGTGGCGATGCTACTGGCGATGCGTTACTTGACTATTTCTACATCGACATACCAACGAGTTAATCATGGCTGGATGTAGAATTTTTGATGGAGTTGGATTTTACTCAGAGTCCGCTAACGGCACTGACTACCAGTCCATTGGTGGATTCACGATTGCTGCGTGGGTGTATCGGTCAGGAACAGGTAAAATAAGCATCCCATACGCCATCAGCAATGGGTCGTCGCAGGCAATCATGCTTTACTGGTTTAGTGACAACTCAATTTACATGGATGTGAGGTCCGGCTCGACAAAATACAGTAATAGCAGCGCAAACACATCGACTGGATGGCAATTCTTAACGGGCGTTTTTGACGGAACTGCGGCAGACGCAAGCAGAATGAAGGTCTACCTTAATGGAGTTGATGTAACAACAGGCGGGACTACCTCAAATCCAACGGTAACGTCAAGCAGCCTTGGGGTTGCTGGTCTTGTTGGGAGGATTAGTTGGGATGGAAACATGGAGTCAAGCGGCAATGCGACGGCTCACATTTCGATTTATAACGTCGCGCTAACCGCCAGGGAAATTAACGAGCTAATGTTCAAGCCGTCGTCACCGCAGCGAGGAAGATTGCACTATTGGGCACTAAACGGAAATGATACCGCGTCCAATAACACCGAAGCGGATATGCAGAAGGTGCACAACCTAGTCGGCAGCAATATGTCTAGTACATCAGCATCAATGCTGTCTCCGCGAGTTTGCATTGGAGGTCAACGATAATGTCGTTAGTCGTTAGTCGATCAAACGGAACCATACTTCCGCTCGCAAATACGCCAGATTACCCAGCAGACCAATGGCTGATTAACCCGCCGCTACCAATGGGTGTGCCGTGGAAGTATCTCAAGGTCGTTGGTGACTCTGTTGTTGAGATGACCGACCAGGAGAAGTCACTGGTTGATAATCCACCAGAACCTATGGCCGACCGCCATCTGCGAGAGCAGCGTGAAGGCGTCGAACTTGAAAACGGCTGGCACCTAAAGTACGACAAAGATTCGCGGGCCATGATGAACGACTTGAAATCGCTGATTGACTTGGCCGGTGGTCAGATTCCATGCGTGTCTTTTTGGGAAGCCAACGGCACGAAGCATGACGTTACCGTGCAGCAAGGAACGGCAATTCTGACTGAGTACGCAGTGAAGTCGGCGGTTGAAGTTATGCGCCAATTCACGGAGGTGAGCGGTGGCTAACGAGATTCAGAAGTACACGTTCAGTGCCGTGCCAAATGGCGGATCGTGGAAACCAGTCTATGATAGCAATCCATCGTCAGGGTCGATGAACGACGTCAACGCTGGCGCTGAGTTGGCCGCATACCTTGCGCAGATTACAGGCATCGACAACTCAGCAAATGTTTCATGCGGCGGAAATTACACTTCAGGTATGACGGTTGAGTTTGTCGGCTCGCTGGCTAACACCGACATGCTTGAGCTGTCGTATCAAGATAATACGCTTACGATGACCGGCAGTGCGACGTTTGGTACGACGCAAGATGGTGGAGGCGGCAATAACGAAGTTCAGACGATCATCCTCGATTCCGATGGTGGCACGTTCACAATCTTGATTCCAGGGTATGGAACTACTGGTACGCTCAACTGGAATGATGACGCTAACACGATATCACTTGCCATTACGAGTGCTGTTGGTAGCGGGGCGATGGTTGTCGGCAGCGGAGCGAGCGGCTCGTATTCATTTGAGTTTCAAGGCGGACTTGCCAACTCTGATATTCCGCAAATGTCATTCGGCGCAAACTCGCTTACCAAATCAGTTTCAATCAGCGTCAGCGTCTTGCAGGAAGGGTCTGCCACTAGAGGTTCCCCGCAGTCACCACTAAACCTACTACTACTCGGAGTCGGATAATGCAACTTCAACCAGTTAGGGGCGAAGTCGAAACCGCCCAGATCAACTCGACAGAAGCCGGAACGATTACCGTCAAGGCAGCCACCAGCGGCGCTCGCATTCACCTGTCGCAGGCGCTGCTGCTTACCGCAGGCGCATCGCAGCTACTGTTTAAGGACAGTGATGGCACGGCGCTTACACCAACGCTTAACTGCTCGGCTGGCTTTGTGCTGCCGTACTCTCCGTGCGGATGGCTTAGCCCTACAGTCACTGGGAAGGGGCTGTCACTTGAGCAAGTTGGCACCGGGACCATTTCTGGCGTCATCAAATTCATTGCGGAGCCGCAGAGCTAATGCCAATTACATCTGACCGCGTTTACACATATCAGGATGCGATAGACCGCCTGCAGGACTATACTGGCGGCAACGCAAACACAGGTAACGTGCGCGCGTTCAGGCAGTCTGTAATCCAGGCATACGAAGAGATTGCAGTTGCTCGCCGCTGGAACTATCTGCAGCGACCGTACCGGCTCACGTATTACGGGGCAACCACTGGCACGTGCTCGTACACTGGTGGTAGCTTTACCATTGATTCAGGTACGTGGCCAGCGTGGGCTTCCGGTGCAACGCTAATCATCGGCAACGCAAAGCACCGGATCACCGAACGAACCAGCGACACCGTGCTTGCGGCAGACGATGTAATGCGCCCGTACGATGACATCGCCACTGGCACTTCGTTTACGATTGTCAAGGGCGTTTACCAACTGCCAAGTGACTTCCACGAAATGTCGATGCCAATGGCTGAGAACGGCATGCAGTCGTGGGCAACGTACGTGACGCCATCGCAGTGGGGAGATTTGACGCGATACGGAGACTCAACCGGAGAGCCTCAGTGGTGGACGGTAATGCCAGACATTGTGGACTCGTCTCGAATGGCGATCCACGTGTATCCATTCCCAGACACGACTGGTACTGTCGACTTCACGATGCTGAGACTGCCTCGGCAGATTCGTCGCACTGGATTTGGGTCGACAGATCGAGTTGGGACGATCACCTCTAGCGGAACTTCAATCACTGGCTCTAGCACATCGTTTTCATCGGACATGGTTGGCTCGATCATCCGAATCGGAGATGCAACCAGCCACCCAGATGGTATTGGTGGAAATACACCATACCTATATCAAGGTTACATCAAGACGTACACTTCGGCTACCGCGCTGGTTGCTGCGTCTTCGATGGGGTCGCTATCTGGAAGAAAGTATACGATCTCAGACCCGATTGACTTCAGCCAAAACATGATGGAAATGTTCTGGCGAGGATGTATCTACAAGTTATGCTTAAACCTGAGCCTTCCCCAGGCTCAGCAGGCTCAGAACGAATACTACGCTGCCATCAATCTAGCGAAGAATGCAGAGCAACGATCTATGACTGGCCGAAGCGCGTACGACATGAACATGAATCACAGTGTAAGACAGGTGTGGGTCGATGGAAGCGGAATCTTATAAGAGAAGCAAGCCGACTACTGACTTCCCAGGCATGGTGCCCAATGCGGACCCCCTAGACCTCGGTCCAGTTGCGCGCCTACAGGTCAATTTTGACTGCGCAGTTCCAGGCAAGATAAGAACACGCGATGGCTACGTGATTCAGACCACCGACCAAGGTCAGCTTAACGCAGATACGGCTGCGAACCTTGGGCATGTGGTAGCGATGACCGCATACGAGTCGCAGATGAACTCCAGCAGAGACGATGTGCTAGTGCAGATGGACAACGGCAGGCTAGTTCGCCTGACTGGAATACGTGACTATCACCGGAGCGTTTAATGGCTGTCCATGAACTGATCGCAAAATCCATTCTGAGCACAGATGCTCCGCTGTGTTTTGCGCGTACTCCTGGCGGCGAAATCTTCATGTCAAATGGAGTGGACCGTGCGCGCAAATATGTTATCGGAACTGGTAATCTCTATCTGGCTGGACTGGATTCGCCTGCTTCGACTACTGCGTTTGCGGCGCTCAGCGGGACCGTGGCATCGGGGATAGGGCAGGGGACTTACGGCACCACGATCCGATACTTTGACGGCACCGGAAACTACAGCGACATCATTTATCCGCTGCAGAGCGTAGCCACTACGGCTGCCAACTATAAGCTCACGTGGTCGTCAACACCGCTACTCGCTACGGCTGCGATGACAGGCGACAAGCTGACGGCATCGCAGGCTACTGGCATTGAGTTCCTGCGCACGCTCGTGAACTCTCCAAGTGTGCTATACTCTGTCGGAACCGTATCTGCGTCTATCGGCACAACTTATGATGACACATTCACCGACGCGCAGCTAAGCACTCGCGGTGAATTGCTGCTTGAAAATGACGACGGAACCGCAAACGCACTTAGATACGGTGTACCGCCAGTCAAGGAGGTATGTGCTTGGTATCAAGATCGCATGTTCTACCTCGTTGATCGTAAGTGGTCGCACGGAACACTGTCTGGCACGAACGGTGGATCGACGGTATCGTTCACTACGACCTTGCCTGACGACATCGTTGGCCGAACGCTCACGGTGCAGTCGACGACTGGAAACTCACTCTACGAGTACGAAATCGCCCATCGACTTAGCGCAACGACTGCCAGCATAGTTGGCAGCGCTAGCGTCGGTGGGTTTGCCTCCACGGCTGCGTGGTCTGGACTGACGTTCTGCATTAGCGGTGGACCGCAGGAGGCTAATACCGTCTACTATTCCGAGCAGGACGAGCCAGAGTCCGTGCCGGTATCCCAGAACAGACTGCCGATTCAAGGCAGTGGAGACCGGCTGGTAGGCGCATGCCCAAACGTGTACGGAATGATACTGTTCCGCGAGCGATCTTCGTATCGCATGAGCTACGTTAAGCAGCCACACCTGGACGCAAACATTCAACCAATCGGCGCTCGCGGTGCGTTCAACAATCGCTGCTGGGCGCAGGCCGGGGACATGGTATTTGCGATGGATCGCTATGGCCCGTACATGATTACTGGGCAGGGCATCGACGAGAGCATCGGTGTCGCTGTTCAGAACTACTTCAGAGACGGAAAGGTTCGTTTCAGTGACTCGGATAAATTCTTCGTTGCCGTTGACCTGCGAGACCGCGTTGCCAAGTTCTTCCTCACGCTCAACGACACTGACGCCCCTACCCAAGTCGACTCCTCTGGACGCCCGCGCCGCGCGATCTGCTACGATTACATTAAGCAGCGGTGGTACGTTGAGTGGTTGCCGTGGACGGTCGGAGCAGCCACTAATGTGCGCGGGTACACCGACAGTTCAATCGACAAATTTACTATCGGGTCTTGGAACGGTTTACTGCTGTCAAAGCATCCAGACATAACGTCAGATGGCTGCTCGTCGGCCTCCGTGTGGGATGTCGTGTCGGCTGGTACAAGCTCTGCGGTCCTGTCTGCGCCGACAACCGATATTACCGCAGGATACTACTTATCTAGCGAAGACGACGTATGCACATTAGTTGACGAGAGTGGGGCACTGCCGCTGACTGACGAGGGCGCAACCGCTGGGGCTTCGATCTCTACCGATCTATTGCGAACCGGGGCTTCACTGCTTGTAGGGACAGGCAGTGGTCGCTGGCAGGTCCGCACGATCCAGTCTGTTTCAACATCATCGGCCACGCTGGCAACCGTAAACCTTGGTTCTTCGAGCGGAACTACGGCTAACCTAGTGGCATGGGACACTGCGCCATCTGCGGCAGACAAGGCAATCGTCGGCGGTGTATATGCACTGTGGCGTTCTGGTATGTACGAAATCCCAGATGGCGGCTGGGCTGGCCAGTCACTTGACGTTCGCTACAGGCCACTGACAACTCCGGTAGGCTTGACGGCTGATGACTACTCGGACATCGGTGGGTTTGCGATTCAGTATTACGTCGACTGGTCTGACTCTCCAAAAGAGTTTGTGCAGGACGTGCCTGCCACTGGCGATGCTGTTCCGGCAATCACGGCTGGGCAGACATGCGCATTTGTGAACTGCATGATGGATCGCAGTGATTCCGCCAAGAATGTAGGTCTAGCTCGCCTGATTATCGGAAATCCTCAGATCGAGTTTGGTTGCGGAGACCGAGCAATCTCGTTTGACATCCAGACTATTGCATGCGCTGGTCGCCTTGAAATCTCAACCATTACCGCAAGGGGTTACTGATGTCACTCGGTGATCGCGGTGGAGATATCACGAACCAGCTAATTGCTTCTGGCATGCCAGCCAAGCAGGCAATCTCGCTTGCAGGTGTCATTGGTCAGTGCATGGCTAAGAGCGTTCAGCGTGGGCCTGCTGAGTTCTATGGTCCAGTCAAGTTTGCGCAGCCGCCAATCATTGCACCTCCTCAAGGTGCCTCTCCTGGGTCCTCCCCAGGAAGCGCCAATGAATTCGCTGTACTGAATGACAGTTTGTCTTCATCATCGCCATACGCATCAGCCAAGGCTACCCTGCTAAACTGGTCGCCGAGCGGATACGACTACGGAGGATCAGTCGATGTCTGGCCCGGTCCACTCATGGACGACGGATCATCGATTGACAGCGGAACAAAAGTTGGAATTGTTAGAAACGGAGATAGATATCTCGTGCTAGGTGCTGGTCCGTCAGGCGGGTCAGGCAGCGGTGGATCAGTTAGCGGCGGCGGCGGCGGGTATGTTGCAATCTTGCAATCTGATCTCACAGTTGGTGGCACTGCATCAGCAAGAGTTGCGACAAAATCGGGCTCAACTTGGATTGAAGCGTCGCCAGTTGTTTCGCTGACAGTCCACGACGCCTTTCTTAGTGGTTCAGAAGTCATCCCCGGCAGCTATACGGTTTGGGTTCAGAGGGAACTTTCCGGGAACAAGTGGGTTGTTGTTGGAGCTAAGGCCAACTAATGACAGCTTTCATTCGGCCATCACTTACTGGACGATTCGCATCCATTCTTGAAGAGTTTGGAGATGGCTTTCGTCTAGCCACAAGCCGAAATTGGGTAGCAGTTCTCGGAGTTCCATCGGTCGTGCTGGACGCATCAACAATGGTGTTTCCAGGCGACGGAATGGCCGAATTGCTTACCTACACGCCTCGATACCCGCAAGTCACCGCAAATGTTGACGTTCCAGCGGACGGACTTATTGTTCTCCACATGCAATCGGCAGCCAATGGAACGTCATTCAAGATCGACCTGAATGGAGGCGTTTATGGTGATTGGGCTGGCATGGCAAAGCTTACAACTGCCGGTGGTGATTTGGGTAGACTGTGGCTAACACCGTCAGTGGACACCGACCACTTGAATTTTTCGTTACTTAAATTTGATTCGCCCGCCAATGAGGTATGGCAGTGCCAAGGTATTCGTGTTTGCCAGGAAGCATCTGCGTCGTCTAGAACCCCATACCGAGTTCGGTTTGGGTGCAGTGGAACAACATCCGGCGCTACATTCAGGCAATCGCAAATCTTGCACAGCGTTGACAGCCTTGGCGTTTTAGCAGACACCGCTTTTGCCAATGGGCTAGCACCGCTTTTGACGCTGACAATTTCAGGCACTACTGCAATCCACATTAACGATCCATCGCCACCACCAGGGCTCCCAGGCGACGGATGGCCCGGCGACGGAACATACCAGCTATGGCAAGCTGGTACTAATGCCTGGGTATGGAAGGCAGCGCCGGGAAGCAACCCATTTTCTGCCGCAGACGACGACCAAGATTCTGTAACCCTATCGGTGCAAGGCTCTGGCGGATCTTGGACGATGACCGTCGCTGGGACAGATGGAACGCCAAGGTTCAGCGTGTCATCGATTGCTTCCGGCTCGCTAAACGGATCGACCATCTCTGGGTACTCACTTACACCAACAACCTATCAAAACAACCTAGACACCTACTATTCGCAATCATCGTCATGCTCACTTTCGGCTGGCTAGCTGGTGCAATGTACCGCATACCAGACAGGCTTAACTGGCGAGGGCGGTGCGTCATGCGCGCTGGACATTACTCCGTAGTGGGTAGCCAAGGCATCAAATGTAGTGCTAAAATAAGGCAACTGTCAAACCGGAGATGAGCATGGCTGGACCGTGGGATGGTTTTTTTGATGAAACTGGAAACAGTCAAAACCTGGCGATGCGCGGGTGGAATGCCAGGAGGCAGTTCGCACCAATGGGTGGAGGCAGATTTATTTCCGGGACAGACAGTCCGCCTAGGCCAAACATGAATGACTATGAAACATCGTACGACGGCTCGCAGGCATTTCGACCTGGAGTCGACGACGCCATTAGGCCACTGGCAAATCCGGCTGGCAGGCGAGTCACTAACTCCGATATTGCCGCCGCTTATCAGACTCGCGCGGCAAATGCCCAGGCCCAGGCAAACGCGAATCGCCTGAACCAGATGTCAGCGCAGTGGAACGGTGGTCAGGGTGCGAATCGCTCGACTCCGCAGAACGTGTGGGATCAGGCGATGCCAACGATGGCGCAGCAGATGGGTGACTTGACCAAAGACCCGGCTGGCCTTGGTCGCCAGATGGCTGGAGTTGGCCGAGAGATTGGAAGTGGACTGCAGGCCGCAGCAGACCGAATGACCGAGGCTGGCGTTGGACCGCTAGCACCTTACAGTGAAAAGAACCCCGGTCCATACAACTATATGGGACCGGCAATGTACGGCGGCGAGAGCCGCGACAAACTGGAGAAACAAGCAATGGGACCATTCTCTCAATTCTTTGGCGGATCGCAGACTCAGGGCGGCGGTCCAACTCCATACTACTACCCGCAAGGTGGCGGCATGTCCGTCCAGAACGGGGCGTTCGTGCCGTGGGACATGGACATCGAAAGACAGAAGGCAATGGACGTTTACAGGCGTCAGAAGTGGGACCAAGACGCCCCAATGCGAAACCAAATGCTACAGCAGTACGCACCACTGTGGTCGCAGATTTTCGGTGGAGGCGGCGGCGGATATCGCGCACCGAATTATCGACTGAGCTTTGGTAATCAACAAGCGTCTGGTCCTCAGCACATGGGGTAAGCATGAACTATAACACTACGATCAGCAATGGTCCGATTGCCCCAGGTTTCGGCGACCAAATAAACTCCGCTGGCCAGGGCGTTCAGTCGCTGTGGGGCAACTTCATGCGGGGCATGCCGAAGTACGCTCAGCAGCGTGCCAACGCCACTCCTGGAGTGCGGCAGGGCATGCAGAACCAGATGGGGATTAGCTACGGTAACGCACTTGCGCATCAGCAGAACGATGCAAATCGGGCTCTCGGCCAGCAAGAAGCTCAAGGTCAATTCGCCCGCACACAAGCCGGTGCTCAGCTTGGCGATCGCTACTTCGACGCGACCAGTGGATACAACAACGCGATGACGCAGGCGAATCGGCAGGCGATGATGACCAACCG